AAGCCGAGGCTCCGCTGAAAGACCGATATGCCGGCGTTTTCGGATATCCGGGGAAGGCTCACCCGCCCGTAAGTGTGGATCTCCAGTACGTCGCAGCGGCTGTCCAGCAGAAACGGTCGCGTCTCCGAGGGAGCGAAAAAAGCCGCTTCGTCTCCGAGAGCAACGTCGATCTGCTTGGCGATTGCCGGCACAGCGAGCAGCTTGCGCTTGTTCGCTTCGTTGCATGCGGGCTTCTTGTCGCCGCCCAGGTTGGCTTCGCCGGAGAGCCGTTCGATCTCCTGGGGCGGGAACCGCTCGGGAAAGAGAAGCTCACCCTCCTCCGTCCGCGGATCTTCGAAGAACAGTTCCCCGTCCACATAGGTCCGGCACGGCGTGTCCGGCTCGAACTCCATCGGCAGGTTCAGGTGGATGAACCCGATATCCAGTTCTTTCGCCACCGCCGCGACATCCTGCTCGTGCAGGCGCTGCATGATCAGCACGATGGCCGAGGTGGTCACATCGTTCAGACGGTCGGAAATACCCTCCCGGAAAATGCGGACTGCTGCCTGGCGCTCGGTGTCGCTTTCTGCCGTCTCTGTCGAATGCGGGTCGTCGATCTTCACCCGATCGCCGCGACCGCCGGTCATCGAACTGAACGGCCGGGCCTCGCTGAAACCGCTGGCAGTATTCTCGAACTTGCCCTTGGCGTTCTGGTCGTCGCGCAGCTTCAACTGCCACAGCGCCTGATACTTGTCGCTCTCCACCAGACGGCGGAGCTTGATGTTGTCTCGCAGGACGTTCGGCTGGCTGTAGGACGTTGCCAGCACCTGAATGTCAGGCCGGCCGACGGGTCCCCATTCCCATGCCGTCCAGAAGACCAGCACCAGCGACTTCATCATGCCCGGAGCTGTTCAACCGAATACCCTGTTAGGTCTATCTTGACCGCTCCGCCGTCGTGGCCCTCTAGCCGCTTCTTCTCGATCAGCAAGCCGTGCAGCTTTGCCTTACCCAACGTAGCCGCCACAGCAGCGCTTGATTGCTTCTCGGCTATTGCGATGCCACGGGCTTCTTCGAGCTCGTCAGTCAGGCTCTGGATGGACACAGCGGCCTTCGCAGCGGCCCTGCCCTGGATTTCAGTCACCCGCTTAGAAATGCTTTGCTTTGCTTTAAGCGTGGCGGCATTCCCCCGATTGGACTTGAACCCCGCGAGTGCATACGCCTCGTCGGCCGTCTTGCCTTTGGCGAGTTCCTGGGCGAACCTCTCGTGCCGGGCGTTTTTCAGGACTGGCATGGGTTAACCTTGGGGGATGAAATGGGAAATCTTCTCGGTTTGGTAATCGGCCTGAGCGTGATCGCCGGGTGGCTCAACCATCTTTACGTCTGCTTCACCGATCAGATGTGGGGCTTCCTTATCGCGGGTGCGATTTTCTTCCCCATCGGGGTGGTGCACGGCTGGGGTCTATGGCTCGGATTCTGGTAACGATACGCACCTACCTACGGGCTTCCGGATAAGGTGCCCCGGAAGCTGGGTGGGAGCAGCACAAAGACTCGACTCCTGGTTGTCCTCGTGCTTCCTTTCGGCTGCCAAGCTAAAGGAGGAACGCATGAAGAACGGCTTATACAGCGTGAAGTTCGAAGCTCAGGGCATGACCGGAGGCGGGGTCATTGTCTTGCAGGATGGTCAGCTACGTGGAGGAGACTCTGGCTCCTACTACCGCGGCACCTATTCGGCAGGGGATGACGAGTTCACCGCCCAAGTCTCGGTCAGAACGCATTTCCGAGACCCTGGAATGACATTTATATTTGGAGATGCCGGCGGCGAGATTTCATTGTCCGGAACTTCGAAGGAGACGAGCGCCCGAGCAACCGGTAGCTCGCCAAACCTGCCCGGTGTCGTCTTCAATTGCCAGATTGAGATGGTAGCCGATTAACGAGTTCGTCAATCGACTTCTGCAACTGATGGATGGCGGCGATCAAGACATCAATCTTGGTCGTCGCTTCTTCTTTCTGAACGCACATCCTCTCTCTCCTGAAAGGAAAAAGCCCCCCTTAGGGGAGCCTCTTCGAAAATGGGGCATTGCGGAACGTGATTTTGATTGCATTGATACACACTGATGTGTATTGATGAGCAATGAAGAGCGGCGAGATCATCACGGCCTTAGAGGCGGACGGCTGGTTCGAGGTTGCCACAAAAGGCAGCCACGTCCAGTTCAAACACTTAGAAAAGCCCGGTCGCGTCACTGTTCCACATCCAAAACGGGACATCCCCGTTGGGACGTTGAAAAGCATTGAGAAGCAATCCGGTTTGAAATTGAGGTAAGCCATGCGCAACTATATCGGACTGATCCACAAGGACAGTGATAGCGACTACGGCGTTTCCTTTCCTGATTTTCCTGGTGTTGTTACCGCCGGCACCGACTTAGACGACGCTCGCCGTATGGCTGAGGAAGCCCTCGCCCTTCATGTCGAAGGTATGATCGAGGATGGCGAGGCTGTACCTGAGCCTTCGAACTTGGAGGCGATTATGTCTGATCCAGACAACAAGGATGGCGTGGCGGTGCTCGTCCCCCTCAAGGCGGAAAGCAAGAAGTCAGTTCGCCTCAACATCACTCTGCCGGAGGATGTCCTGAAGGAGATCGATGCCTACGCCGAGACGCACGGCTTCACCCGCTCTGGCTTTCTCGCCCGGGCGGCAAAGCACGAGATAGAAGCTGACACGGATGAGAACTATGCCGAGGCTAGGCTATCCGCTTAAGCGACTTCCGTTCGTTCGGGCTGGCGCGGCGCATCCCGTATAAGTTGCAGCGGTTCGACTTTCTCCCTCTGTCTTGCAATGCTGCGCTGTCACAAGGGAGAGAAACCATCATGACGTTCATTCGCATCTTCGCAGCTATTGCTATGCTCGCTGCTTCCGCATCCGTCGCTATGTCGCATGGCGGCGGCCTTGACCGGAACGGTTGCCACAACGACAACAAGAATGGTGGTCGTCACTGCCACTAAAGTCCGCATATAAGAAGCCCCGCTCTCCGTTTCCGGGGCGGGGGCTGGCTGAACTGATGCAAGAACTGCATGAGTTGGTCGGGAAGGCTGATTTCCATTCTGCAGCCGGCACCCCTGAAAGCCTTATGGCGCAAGGGTTTCGAGGTGATTTCCTCGGGCCGGGCCGGCAGGCGCCCCTTCCCGATCTGGTTCGCTCGCCTTGGCTCGAACAAGGAACCTCCTGATCCAAAGTCAGGCGCTCTACCAGTTGAGCTACGAACGATAAATTGCACCGGGGAGCGCTCTGACCTATTGAGCTACCGGCCGTCTATGGCTCCGGACAGGCTTTGAACCTGCATCTCTTCCCGATGAGTAACCCGCCTGGGTGCGCCGAAGCGTGGCGGGTCTTGTTGGTGGTCGGGGCGGGAGAAAGAGCGAAGGGATCGTCGGCTATTGCCTATACATGCCTTGCTCTAGTCTCCCGGATGCCTAAAGCGGCTCCCGATTAGTCCGAGCATTCGCGCTCGGTATGCCGCTCTACACGGCCTTGGCCTCTACGCCGCTGTTTCGCCAATCTCTGCGTCTTGGCCGGGGCTCTCAGTAGCACCTCACTACGATCGGCCGTGGATGATACGTCGCGGCTCTCCCTGACGACGGCCGAAGCCGCCCTGAAACTCTACGCCGCCTGACGCTTTCGAGCTTCCCGCTCGCGGCGTCTGGCGTTCTGCTTATCTGACCAGTCGAACCCGTTGAGGTCCGTATCAAAATTGCAGGCCATGGGCTTGGCGTCTGGAGTTCGAAAGTGCGTTGCGCCTTCTTCTCCGATGTTGACGTCTTTATGCCCTGTTTCGGGGGTGTCAGGCAACAGGTCAGAAACAGCATTATCGTTATGCTGCAATGTCTTGCGGGACAAAGCTAACAAAATACGCAAAATAGCACGTTCTTTCCTGCGTCTGCCGGTCTCGACGTGGATGCCTTGGGCCTTGCACCAGTCCTTGAATATCCCGTCCGTCGCCATGCATCTAGCCCACGAGGTGAGGCAAAGCCGCTCACTCTCGTCGGTGACGAAAGGCAGCCATCCGATGGTCTCTTCGGCCTCCGTGATCTCCCACGGCTTGGGGGCGTTGTTGATGGAGTTCCAGAATGCCTTGCGCTCCGCGGCCAGGCGCTCCGATCCCCAGCCGTTCTTGTCGGCCTGGGTGTATGGAATGGCGATCCATGAAGACGATCCGCCGCCGGGCCCGACGTGGTATAGGCCCTCCATGATCTGCACGGCCCGGATAAAGCGCTCGCCTATTTCGCGTCCTGTGATCATCGCACATTTTCCCCCTTTGCCTTGAGATTGCTGATCCTGATATCGGCGCGATCGCCATTCTCGAAGGTGATGTGCGACTGCGGCCATGACCCATAGTGCAGGAACCACACGACCTTGTGCGCAAGGTAGTATCTCCCGAGGATACGGCCACACCGGTAGCCACCGTTCCGGATCGATGTGAAGGCATCTGCCCCGGCGTACTTCCTGTTCCACTTATGGAAGGCAGATTCGTCATTGAACATCGAAAGAGGTCTGGGCTTCCAAGTGAGGCTGCCGGATAGCGGGTCGTAGCAGAGAAGTTCCTGCACCTGGGCGCCCGTGAGCTCCAACTTAACGCGGTTCCAAGGCAAACTCCTCGCCCTGTAGCCCTCAATCACTCCGCACTTTGTCATGCCGCTCTCCCATCGAAAAGCTCGCCCTGAGGCTCCCCAAACACCCGGCAAG